CAGGACATCCTGAACGAGCTTGACCGGGTTGAGTGTGAGGAAAACCTCTACGATTTCCTGATGAGCGGGTGGCAGTACATCGACCCCTCGCCCTTTACGCCCGGCTGGGTGATTGAGGCCGTTGCAGAGCATTTGCAGGCCGTCTGTGACGGCGAGATCAGGCGCCTGCTGGTCAACATCCCGCCGCGCTGCTCCAAGTCCTCCCTGACCTCCGTAGCCTTCCCTGCGTGGGTCTGGGCGCAGCGCCATCGCAGCCCTACCAGCGGCCCTGGCGTCCAATTCCTGCATGCTTCCTATGCCCAGAGCCTGTCACTGCGTGACAGCGTGAAGTGCCGCCGCCTGATCGAATCGCCATGGTATCAGCGCCTCTGGGGCGACCGCTTTGGCCTGACCGGCGATCAAAACACCAAAACCCGCTTCGACAACACGCTGGGCGGATCGCGTCTGTCCACCTCTGTTGGTTCTGCGCTGACCGGCGAAGGCGGATCGATCATCGTGGTGGATGATCCGAATGCTGCCCAGGAAGCCTTCAGCGAAGCCACCATTGAAGCCACCATCGAATGGTGGGATGGCGCGCTGTCCACCCGCCTGAACGATCCCAAGACCGGCGCCTTCATCGTGATCCAGCAGCGCCTATCCGAAGAAGACCTGACCGGCCATATCCTGTCCAAAGAGGCCGACAACTGGACGCACCTGTGCCTGCCCATGCGGTATGAGCCAGAGCGGTCCTACGTCACCAGCATTGGCTGGCAAGACCCGCGCACCGAGCCGGGCGAGCTTCTGTGGCCTGAGCGCTTTGGCGAGCCTGAAGTGGTGTCACTTGAGAAGTCTATGGGACCATGGACCTCTGCCGGTCAGCTTCAGCAGCGACCCGAGCCAAAGGGCGGTGGCATCATCAAGCGCGACTGGTGGCAGCTTTGGACCGAGGATGCCTATCCGGCCATGGACTATATCGTGGCCTCATTGGACACCGCCTACACCACCAAGACCGAAAACGACTTCTCTGCCATGACCGTTTGGGGCGTCTTCTCTGGCGATGTCGTGGCCCAGGCCGCCAAGACCGAGAACGGCGGCAATGTGGAGCGCAGCTATGGTCAGCAGCACCCGCGCGTAATGCTGATGCAGGCCTGGGCCGAGCGCCTGGAGCTTCATGATCTGGTTGAGAAGGTGGCATCTACCTGCCGCCGCATGCGCGTGGATAAGCTGATCATCGAGAACAAGGCCGCCGGTCATTCCGTGGCGCAGGAGCTTCGCCGCCTGTTTGGCCATGAAGACTGGGGTGTCCAATTGTTAGACCCCAAGGGCCAGGACAAGCTGGCCCGGCTGTATTCCGTCCAGCACCTCTTTGCCGAAGGCATGGTCTATTCGCCCGACCGATCCTGGGCCGATCAGGTGATCTCCCAGGTCGGCACCTTCCCCAAGGGCAAGCATGATGACCTTGTGGATACTGTCTCCCAGGCCATCAGGCACATGCGTGACCTGGGGCTGCTGACCCGTGGCCCAGAATGGACAGCCTCAATTGAAGAGGGCATGCAGCATCGCGGGGCGGCCCCCGCGCCGCTATACCCCGCCTAATCTGTTGCGACTGCCCGGCCATGTGTGCAATATGGCCAAGATCAGAGGGAAAGCCCTATGCCTTTAGTCCCTGGCCTTAGCCCGTCTATCCGTGAGCCCGCCCCCGAGGCGCCTGAGATGTTGCCCGGCGGCGATGTGGTGATCATGGAAGCCGACGAGGGTGTGGATCAGCCTCAGACCGATGACGCAGGCAACATCCTGTCCATTGAGCATCCTGATGGCAGCATCACGGTGCGGATCGATGGCCAGCCGCTTGAAGCCGCAGGCAGCAAGAAAGAAACTGGCTGGTTTGACAATTTGGTCGATCAGATCGGCGACATGGAACTAAGCCGCATCGCCGAAGACCTGATGCGCGGCATTCGCGACGACATCCAAAGCCGCAACGAGTGGATTGAAGATCGCGCCTTGGGCATGAAGCTCCTTGGCCTGAAGATCGAACTACCCAGCTTGTCTGGCTCCTCCGATGGCGCGCCGGTCGAAGGCATGTCCAAGGTGCGGCATCCGTTGCTGCTTGAGGCAGTGCTGCGCTTCCAAGCCAATGCGCGCAGTGAATTGCTGCCGACCGATGGGCCGGTGAAGATTAGGAACGACGACAACGACCCAAGCCTTGAGGAAGATCGGCTTGCTGATGCGTTGCAGCGTGACCTCAACCACTACCTGACGGCAGTGGCCACCGAATACTACCCCGACACTGATCGCATGCTGCTGATGCTCGGCTTCGGCGGCACCGCGTTCAAAAAGATTTACTTCTGCCCGCTGCGCAATCGTCCCGTTTCCGAAACGGTTGATGCAGACGATCTGATCGTCAACAACAACGCGACCGATTTGAACAATGCCAAGCGCATCACGCACCGCACATATCTGAAGCCAAGCACTGTGAAGCGCTTGCAGATATTGGGCGTCTATCGCGACATCGATCTAAGCACACCCAATCCAATCAGCCTTGATAGTGTGCAGCGTGAAGAGCGCACCCAGGAAGGCATTTCGGCTTCGGTTGATAATCCTGAAGATCGCGACCGCGAAATTTTTGAGTGCTACTGCGAACTGAACATCAATGGCTTTGAGCATACATACAAAGGCAAAGAGACTGGCCTGGAAATCCCGTATCGTGTGACGATTGACACATCTTCCAAGAAAATCCTGTCGATTGTTCGCAACTACGATGAAGATGATGCGGAGCTTCCAGAAGCGCGCTGCCCATTCGTGAAGTACACCTTTGTGCCGGGCTTTGGCTTCTATGACCTGGGCCTGCTGCATATTCTCGGTAACACGACAAACGCGGTGACTGCTGCGTGGCGTGAGCTTCTTGACGCGGGGATGTACGCCAACTTCCCCGGCTTCCTGTTTGCTGACGCTGGCGCGCGGCAGAACACCAACATCTTCCGTGTGCCGCCGGGTGGTGGCGCCTTGATCAAGACCAATGGCATGCCGATCCAGCAGGCCATCATGCCGCTGCCGTACAAAGAGCCTAGCCAAGCCCTGATGGGGCTGGTTGAGAACATTGCGCAGACTGGTCAGCGCCTGGGCGGTGTCAGTGAAATGCAGGTGGGCGAGGGCCGTGCTGATGCGCCTGTTGGCACTACGCTGGCGTTGATTGAGCAGGCGCAGAAGATTCTGAACAGCGTTCACAAGCGCATGCATTCAGCGCAGGCGCATGAATTCAAGCTGCTGGTTGAATGCTTCCGTGAGAACCCAAGCAGCTTCTGGCAGCGCAACCGCAAGCCTGCCTATCCGTGGGATGAGCAACGGTTCTTGCAGGCATTGGACAACTGTGAGCTTGTGCCGCAGGCCGATCCTAACACCGCCAGCCACACGCAGCGCCTAATGAAGATCATGGCGCTGAAGCAGCTTCAGCAAGCGCAGCCTGGACTGTATGATCCGATTGCGATTGATACTGCGGCTTTGCAGGCGATTGGTTGGAATAACCCTGAGCAATTCTATGCGCCGAAGGAAGCGCAGGGCAAGCCGCCGCCTGAACTGATGAAGGCCCAGGCCGAGCTTCAGATCAAGAACAAGGAAGTCGATATTAAGGCCATGGAAGCCCAGGCGCGGGCGCAGAAGATGCAGGCCGATACGGCGTTGGAAACACAGCAATCTCAGGTTAATCAGGCCATGCATGAGCAGCGCATGGGCCTGGATGTGTCGAAGTTTAAGGTGCAGACTGGCCTTGAAGAGCGGGCTATGGGGGCAAAGACCGATGAAGCTATCGCCCGTGAACGCCTACAGCTCATTGATTTGGCGCAGAACCTTGCAGTGCATCCAGAGAGTGCGCCGGTTGTGGCGCCGCTTGTGCGGCCTGCTTTCCAGGCGGTGACGGAGCGCGAGCTTGAAGAGAAAGCGCGGCGCAATAATCTGCCGCCGCTGCCAGGGCTTGGTGGAGGACAACCACAATGAACTTTGATCCAAGCGCAGCGATCATGCGCGCTCTTATGGTAACGAGGCCTGGGGCTGCTGCCGGTGGTCAGCAAATGGCTGCCGGGGCGCCTGCTAAGGGCTTCCAGGGCGCTGAAGGCGGCATGCCGCAGGGCGGCGATGGTGGCCAGCCTACTGTCATGGGGCGGCCTGACAATGAGGCTGCTGGCGCGCCTGCCAAGGGGTTCCAGCCGATGGAAGGTGGGCAGCAGCCACCTCCGTCTTACATGCAGACGCAGGGCTACAGCCAGCCTCAAACGCAGGGATACAGCCAGCCTCAGACGCAATCTGCGCCCCCTGCTGATATGTATGCGCGCTTGGCGCAAAACATTCAGATGGCGCAGCCTGCGTATCGTGCGTACCAGCCGACTGATTTTCGTGCCGCGCCCAGGCAGCAGTATCAGTTTGACCCGGCGACTGATCCATCGCGCATCGTGTTGGCGAAGCTTGCTGAGAGGGCGGCGAAGGATAAGGCTGATGCCGAAGCCAAAGCCCAAGCCACCGAACCGCCACCATACGATCCTTACTTTGCTGGTGGAGGCCATTCAGGCCAGGATTCACCATGAATTACGATCCGCGCAAGGCCATCCGTCAGGCTATGATGATTGCGCGGCGTGAAGTGACCGCGCCCAACAAAGCATCGATCAAGGGGCAGCGGCACATTCTGGCGTACATCACGCCCTATGAAGCCGAGCTTCTTATGCGGCGCGGCGGTTCTGGTCGCCTGACTGAATATGGTGTGCCTGCGTTTGATGACGGCGATGGTGATGGCGAAGGCGGCGGTCCTGGTGGTGATAACGACAACAGCACCAATGACACCGACAACGCGGCGGATACCCCTGGCGCTTTTGATACGCCTGATACGCCAGATGCGCCGGATCAGGAGGAAGAGCAGCAGCAAACGGCTCCACCATCGTTAGGCCCTCCAGGTAATCTTAGCGCGTTGAGTACTCCAGACCCTGGCCCACCAAGTGGCCCGCATTCAGGGTTTGGTAGTGCTATGAGCCAAGACCCAGAGGGTACGCCCGCTGCTGCCAATATGAATACGGCTGTGAACTCCCAGCAGCAGGGTTATGGCGTTGGCATTGCCGACACGGGTGGCGTGGCGCCGACAGGCTTTGGCGCTGCTCCAGGCATTGCTGAAGCGTTGGACGCCTATGACAAGGGGATCATCGGCTTTGGCCCTGCGCTGGGCTATGCGGCCTTGTCTGCGTTCTCTCCGCCTGGGCTTGAGTTTGGCATGGTAACGGATGAGGTGGGCAACCAAGCTGTTGGCGGTCGCGGCAACATTGGCGGCGCAATTGGGGGGATTGCTGGCATGGCTTCCGGCGTTCCTGGCGCGGGGACTGTGGGCGGCATGATTGGTTCCCAGGTTGCTGATGCGCTTGGGGTTCCTAGCCACACATTCTCTTTTGCTGACGGTGGTGCTGCAACGGGTGGCCGGATGGACCCGCGCATGCTGCCGGGCATTCATTTGAAGACCGAGCATCGGTTTGCTGCTGGTGGTGCCACGCCTGATGATGATGAGGCTGAACACTTTGATGCTTACCACGGCAGCCCATATAAATTTGATCAATTTGATGATAGCAAGATTGGCACTGGTGAAGGTACGCAAGCATATGGCCTTGGGCATTATGTTGCCCAATCAGAAGATGTGGCAAAATACTATCGCGATTTAGGCCCCAGTTCTGGCCACATGTATCGTGTTCGTGTGAATGCCGCTCCCAGGCATTTTCTGGACTGGGATAGGCCAATAAGTGAACAGCATCCTGAGCTTCAAGAAGCACTAAGGCGCATTAGGGCGCCACGCCATTTGACTGGCGAGCAACTTTACAATCAGCATTTGCGTGGGAGTGATGAAGAAGTCACTAATGAATTAAAATATGCCGGTATTTCCGGCATCAAATACTGGGATAAAAATTCACGCGATGAAGGACGTGGCACCCGTAACTATGTGGTGTTTGATCCCGATATTATTGAAATCAAGCGCCGCTATGCCGATGGCGGTGAGATCGCGCCGCCGCGCGACCTGGGGGCTGATCCCACGGTGCAGCAGGCGCTTTCCTATACCAGAAAAGTAAACCCGATGGGGCTTTACAGTCATGCCGCCGATGTTGCTGCCAATCTGCCGCAGCAAAAAGGCACACCGCAGCAGATGCTTTCAATGCTGACTGCGCGTGGCGTTAAGCCGGATGAAATCAATAATTCCGGCGCGCAAGACTCATTTGGAAATCAAAAGACCGTGGCCAAGCAGGATTTGGTTGCGCATTTCCAGCAAAACATGCCTGACATTCAGGAGAAGAAATTTATACCCAGGCCGTCATGGGGGCGTTTAGAGGCATCAAATCATGACCCCGAGATTTATGCGGCGGCTGCTTTTCCAGCTAAATTTTTTGAATGGACAACGGCTTATATGGAGGATAAAAATCCAGAAGATATTGATTATCGTGAAATATTGCTTCATTCGCAGCCCCATTGGAATGAAAATGCAATAAATGATTGGCTTGAAACTCAAGCTTACAATAAAGCGTCTGATTTTGGCGCCATAAGCTCAACAGACGATTGGAATAATCTTCCTGAAAATGAAAAAAATAAATTCACAAAGGACGCAGAACAAAGACTTAATTATCTAAAAACTACACTAGACTTCAAAAATAGGAGCGAAAGAAGTGCGCTTTTAGACCCGGATAAAAATTTCTTCAGCACCCATTGGGCTGTGCCAAATGTAATTGGCCACATTCGCATGCATGACAGGGATGGTGAGGATACGCTGCACGTTGAAGAATTGCAGAGCGATTGGGGGCAGGCCAAGCGTAATGGTGAGGATGTTCCTGAGCATCCGTTGATCAACAACACAAACACCTGGACCGATCTTTTGCTGAAGCGCGTTTTGCGTGAAGCGGCTCGTCGTGGATATAAGCGCATTGCTTGGACACCAGGGCAGGAGCAGGCGGAAAGGTACGATCTGAGCCAGCAAATTCATCAATTAAATTATGATCCAGAAGATAAAGTGCTTTCCTATTATCACAAGGATCGCGGATGGGATGATCTTCCATATCGCGTTAATCCTGATGAAATACAAAAATATGTTGGGAAAGAGATTGCTAAAAATCTGCTTTCACAACCACCAAGCCCATTGAATGGGAGCCATTCCCTAGAAATAAACGCGCAAGTCGGCGGCGAAGGCATGAGGGCCTACTACGACAAAATCGTTCCCGCGCGTATGACGGAAATAACAAAAAAGCTTGGCGCCCCGGTTAAGGTAGAGCCGTACAAAATAAATACTCGAGATGGCGAGAAAACATTACATTCAATTGTGGTGACGCCTGAGCTAAAATCTGCGGTGCTGAAAGGCATGCCAGTGTATAAAGATGGCGGGAATGTTGGCTATGCCGATGGTGGCAGTATTGATGACCCCACGGTGCAGCGGGCGCTGGATGTGACGCGCGAATATCAAGACCCCCCAACGAAGCATATTGACGATTGGGCGTGGAAATCTCTTTCTGACGTTCAAAATCGCCTAGGCAATTTTCGCGAAATTCCATCTCATGTTCAGGCTTTTGGAAGCTACATGGATGAAATTGCCAAGCGCGCTGCCAATGAAGGGCTTTCTGCTCGCGATCTGATCAAGGCCTACACGATCACGCGGGCAAGCATTCAGCGCCGGGCCAATGATGTGGACCGTGTGCGCGCCGCCGGGCTTGACCTCCCCAAAAGCTTCACCGGCAAAATCCGTCCTGAAGGCGCCTTTGGTGAGTGGCTGCACACCCGCGCTGGCCAGGACTATCTGAACAGCGCTGAACGTGGCGAGGTCAATGAGGATGCCATTACCAATGCCGTCAAGATAATGACGCCATTTGGCAAGCATGAGAAAGACATCCCTGACGCGCTGCGCTGGGCCGCAAACAATCTGCCCGGAAAAGAGCAGGAGATTTCCTCTCTTGTTGCCAATGCCATGCGCGGCGCCAGCGAGCCCGCTGAATGGCGCGCGATGGCTAAGGATGTGCGAGGCGTTGGCCCCAGCAAGGCAGGCTTCCTTGCCTCTCTAATGGGGCGTGGTGACCAGCCCACGCTGGATGCCCGGCAGATCATAGAGCATACCGGCAGGCCAACATCTGAGGCCCAGGCATATTTGCGGCGCAAGGGCGGTCAAGGTGCGACTGAAGCCGTTGAGCGCCTTTCTGCCCGGCAGCAGGCTATGGACCTGCAATTGCCGGAAGAATTGAGGCCGTACTATCAGCACCTCGCTCATCACGCCGTGTGGGATAAGGCAGCCAATGAAGTCACAACGCATGAAGATGTGATGAACGCCATGCGTGGCGCGGCGCATGGTGGGGAAATTGATGAGGCGTCAATTCTCTCCCATCCGGTTGTGCATGCGCTTCGGTTGGCGGGACTGCCTAAGTTGGGTGATCTCCCGCGTGAGGGGTTGCGGGGCGGTGGCTCTCCTGATGACGATGTTGTGCGTCAAGCATTGCAGCGTGTTGCAACACCATTCAGCGAAGACCCAGAGGTTGTGCAGCAAGCCTTACGGATCGCTTCCTCATTGAAGGTGCCGCAAGGCGCAGAATTTGGCACGGGAAGCTTTTATTCCGTGAAGCAGCCCATGGCTGTCTCTGATGTTTCTACCGGAATGCAGCCAATCCCTGGCGTTGATTTGGCGCCAAAGAAAGAATTGACCTGGGAAGATTTCTACAAACAGGGCAAGGGCGGTACGATACTGAACGTGGGTGGTGACCGCTCAAACCTTGGGCGCCTCACCCACATCAACAACAAAGAATTGGCGTGGCCTGTGGATTTGCATGCTGGCCCAAAATACATGATGGAACCCAATCCAGGCGCCGTCTGGGCAAACAATCCATCCCATGCAACGGCATTGCGGAAGAAAATACTTGAGGCTGCTGAGAAGGGGCCAGTTTATGGCGTGTATGCCCCGATGGGTGCGCAGGCTGTCGATTCATCTCACAACATGTTTGATGCTGTTATGGCCCAAGTGCCTAACGCCAGTATCTCAAAGAAAGATGCAAAAGAATTTGATGATTCCATCATGAATGGCCTTCATGTAAAAGGTAACGACCCCAAGAATGTTGCCTTGCGTGAGAACGCAAAGAAAGAGCTTGAGGGATGGCCCGGCATTTTGAATGCCAAGGAAGCCAGCGAATATGCGCGCAATATGCCCGGCGGCCATCGTTCCGCGATTGTTAAATTCATGGATTCCAAAAAATGGCGCGACATGAATTTCCCAGCGATTGGGATCACAAGGGTTGCCATCACTGATCCTGAATTGAAGGCTGCGGCAGGCAATATGCTTGGCCATCGGATTGTGGAATTTGATCCGCAGAAAATTGCAGAAGAAACTAAGTTTCAGCATTCCACTTATACGTCACCCACAAGCGGTCGGTATGTGGGGGATGTACCTTTGGTTCAGCGGCATTATGCTATGCCGGATGTTGTTGAGCGCCTTCTGCAAAAGCCGACTGTTTCGGGGCAGGTTGTTCACCCATATTCCATGGACCCTCTTGGCCGCTCCACAGCCCGGAAGCTTTTTGAGGAGCAAAAGCAGCTTCAGCCCGTCAATGAGCGGATGATTAACACAATTGGCGAAGGCTTGGAGCGTCAAAAAGATTACGGCTTAAAAAAGGGTGGAAGTGTTGTTGACCAAGCCCTTAGAATGACCGCACCAGACCGGCCTATGGTTGCCTTGGCCGACCTCTTTCAAAGGCAACTGCGGGGACGCCCGCCCTCCTAGGAGATAAGGCTATGAGTGAAACCAGCGCAAAGTCCATCAGGGCCGCTCGGGAGGCTAAGGCAAAGCGTCTTGGCGCTGCCGGTGATCCCAAGACCAAGGTGGATTCGTCCTCTTGGACGCCGCCTGAGATGATGAACACGGGTGCCAAGACCGGGCTGCGGCCTGTGTCCCGGCGCCAGTTCAAGCGTGGCGGCAAGGTGGGCATGGAGGCCGAAGGGTCTTGCGGTGCTGCCCGTGCTGACCGCAAGCCGCGCAAGAGCGGCGGCGAGGCGAAGTCTTGGATGGCTGCCAAGATCAACCGGGATGTGAAGGAAGCCAATGCAGAGCTTGGCAAGCCGCACATTGGTGGCATGAAGAAAGGTGGCCGGGCGAAGAAGCAGAGCGGCGGTCTACTTGGCCGTGATGTCCCGACCAGCGGCATCAGCACCGCCTCTCAAATGCGCGCTGCCGAGCTTGCGGATCGTCTGGCCAAGGGGCAGATGAAGCGCGAAACTCCGCCGCCGCCGCCGCCTTCTGAGCGTGAACCGCCACTTGATAATCGTTCAACGCGCGAGCTTATGGATGCCATTCAGCAAGGCAAGAAGCATGGCGGTCGCACCAAGAAGCAGATGGGCGGCCAGATGTCTGAAGACCCGCGCGCCAAGGCTGCTGCGATGATGCAGGCTGCCAATGCGATGGGTTCTGTGCCGCAGGATCGCATGCAGTTTGGTGGCGTCCGTAAGGGCAAGCTGGCGCAGATGGCTGGCTTGAAGAAGGGTGGCAAGGTCAGTCACCAGGAGTGGGAACACTCTAAGGCCGATCTGAAGCAGGACAAGAAGCTGGCCAAGAAGCACGGCATGAGCATGGAGAAGTGGGAGAAATCCGACCTTGATGCGAAGCATGACAAGCAGCAATCCACCGAAGGCCTGAAGAAGGGCGGTCGGATTGCGAAGCAGGGCGGTGGCGGGCTTTCTGGAACAGCGCCAGCCTCTTCAGGTCTGGCTGCATCGCGCCCCCGGTACACGATTGCGCCTCGCGTTCCTGGCCCTCGTGCTTCTTTGGACCCGCGCGTTTTGGCTGGTGAAGTGCTTGTTTTGGGGGTGCAGCCATCTACGGCCAATGCAGGTGAACAAGAGGCCTTGCGGGAATATCTTCGCACCGCGTCTGTGCCAGACTATGGCGAACAGGCTGCCGCTGCGCCGCGTTTAAGCCGTGGGTCTGAGCCTTTTTATGCTGAGGATGCGGCAGGCGGGCAGTATTACAACCCCAGCCCACGGGGCTCATACGCTGAAGAAATGGCAGCGGCGGCTCCGGCACCTCGCCCGCGTCCCGCACCTAGGGCTGCGGCACCTCAAGCTGATGCTTCCGGCAGGCAGAATGAGCTTGAGCGCGTAGCCCTTGGCGCTGTTTTGAGCGACATGATGAAGGGCGGCTATGAACAGCCTGAGCGCGGTTTCTTTGAGCGCCTGGGCTTGCGCCGCACCAATGAGACTGGTGAAGGTCGCCCTAGCACGGGCAGTTTCATGGAAGATGTACGCACACTTGGCCGTGATCTAGGGTTCAAGAAAGGCGGCAAGGTGATGGAAGGCAACTATACTGGCGGCACCCGCCCGACTGGTGGCCGGATTGCGAAGAAGTCCGGTGGTCGCGCCAAGGGCAAGACCAACATCATCATCTCAATCAATCCTGGCGGCGGTCAGCAGCAGGCTGCTGCCATTCCGCCCGGCAATCTGCCGCCGGGTGCTGGTGCGCGCGCTGGCTCTCCGCCTCCGATGCCGCCTATGCCGCCGCCTGGGCCGCCGCCGGGTATGGCTGGCCCGCCTCCGATGCCCATGCCGCCGCCCGGTATGGCTGGCCCTGGTGGCCCGCCGATGCCGCCGCCGGGCATGCCTATGCCGCCGCCCGGTATGCCGATGCCGCGCAAGGCTGGTGGCCGCGCATACCGCTCCTACAAGGACATGGATGCCGGTGCTGGCAGCGGGCTTGGTCGGTTAGAGAAAACCGAAATCCAAGCCCACAAAGGGTGAGGTAGGCAGGATCAGCACGGCGAAGTCTGAATGTCTATCTCGGGCGGCAGTGTCACCCCTCTGACGCTGCCGCCCTCTTATCCACGAGAGGGGCAGACGAGGGGGTCTGATGTTGACGAA